GGGTGAGCTGACTCCCTGTTCAAAAACACAAAGAGATATTATGAAACAAAATTTTATTTTAGTTCAATCAGATGGAGAATCTGCTGCTGAAAAAAAGTTTTGGCATCGAGTTGATGTATTAAAAAAAGTTTTAAAAGATGCCATCCACCAGGACATGAAAATCCTATGGAAATGGAAATTGATTTCTCTGATGAAAAATTGTGAGTTTAACAAATGAACAAGGAATTTATAATTGGAGTTTTACTGATGTTTCTTTGGTCTTGCATAATGGTTTATTCAATCATTATGCAGTTTGAAATGCCAGTATAAATTATGAAAAAGAAGGGAGTATGCGCATTTTTCCTCCTAGTTAAATATATTCCCTTCTTTCAACATTATTACATCATCCTCAATTGGGAAGCTGAAGAACACATTTTGAAAGTTAAAAAGAAAAATGCCAACAGGTAATTATTTATTAAAAGGAAAAAAAGTTCCAAGCGTTACCACCATCATAGGTAGGTTTAAAAATGCAACTGGACTTATCATTTGGTCTAATCAATTGGGTTTAAAGGGTATCAATTATTTTGATGAATTAAAAAAAGCAGGAGATACCGGAACTTCACTTCACGACCTTGCCGAGCTGCACATTAAGGGAGAAGAGTATCAGCTTCCAGAAGATCCAACAGTCAGGCATTGCTTTAATCAGTTTTTAGAATGGTGGAACAACACTAATTACAAAGTTACCTGGACTGAAAAACAAATGGGCAGTAAAAAATTGGAGGTTGGTGGCTGTCCAGATTTATTGGTTGATGGCAAAGTGCTTATAGATTTTAAAACTTCCAAAGCAATTTATTCCGATATGATTATTCAACTGTCAGCCTATGCCGAATTGATTAGGGAATCTGAAGGCATTGAAATTGATAAAGCCATCATAGTTCGCTTTCCCAAAGAAGATGATGATACCGAAATAAAAGAATTTTCCAAAGAGGATCTCGCTGTTGGTCTGAAGCAGTTTAAACTTTTAAGAAAAGCGTTTGATATTGATAAGGACTTAAACAAATTATTGAAAGGAAAAAAATAATGGTAAAAATGAGTAAAATAAATGTACCGGAAGAACTTGTAAGAGAAGCATCGAACAAAGTTTCTCAAGAGATTGCAGATGTCTGTGGTTTTGGTGGAAAAAAACCTAAAGTAGAGCCAATAACTTTAAAATGGGCATTGGCAAAATTTCAACTTTTAAATATTAAGGCATTAAAAGATTCAATTAATCCACATTTTAAAAGCAAGTATTCAGATTTAACGAGTGTCATTAATGCGGTTAATCATGGAGCAGAGTTTGGTTTGTCATTTACACAATCAATAGAATATAAAAATATTATTCTTGATAGGACACAAACGAAAGATGAAACAACATTACAGTACAAAGAAATATACAGGGACATTTTTGTTACAACAACAGTCAGGCATCTTATTGATAGCGATACTTTAACCTGTACTGTTCCAGTTTTAATTAATTCAAACGATAGAGACAACCCACAAAAAATGGGATCAGCGATTACTTACGCTAAACGATATGGATTGCAGTCCTTGTACGGATTAGCGAGTGATGATGATGGTAATTTAGCATCAGAAAAAAGCCAAACTAAACAAGGAGCAAAGAAAAAGGACTTTAATATACAATGATGGAAGATAAAGAATTTATAGGTGGCTTCTATGCAAACGAGCCAAGAGTGGATTTTATTAAATGCAACATAAACATCAGGAAAAAAGAATTTATTGATTGGTTGCAAAAACAAGATCCCAATGAAGAGTATGTTAAGATTGATGTCAAAGTAGGTAAATCTGGAAAGTGGTATGCCGATAAAAATACCTGGAAACCAAAGCCAAAAGAACAGGAAGAAGGGATGCCACACATCAAATTCTAATGACGGAACAATTTACAAAAGAAGAGGTTAAGATTTTAAAAAAGATATGTGAAAATCCCATCTTTAAGGAATCCCAACCTCTTCTTGTGGAAAAAAGAACAACCTTAAAAAAAATACGACTGGATATTTGTAATCATTACAACATCAAAGAAGATGATTTTTTGAGTGACAGAAGAGGAGTTGATTTAACCAAAGCCAGAAAAGAATTTTGTCACCACGCAAGTAAAATTATTAGAGCCGATACTTCCATAATAGCAAAAGCCATGAACAGAGAGTGTGGAATGGTTTATAATTATTTAAACAGACCATCTCCTGAAACAGACAGGTTACTTCAATCATTCAATGACATCAAAAATGAATAAGTATCGTTCAGGATTAGAGGTATCAATTGCCAAGCAGCTTAAAAAATTCAGAATTAAGTTTGATTATGAAAAATTAATTATCTTATATATCAAGCCACAGGAAACCCATCGTTACACACCAGACTTTAGATTAGCTAATGGCATTTTAATTGAAACTAAAGGCAGGTTTGTTGTCTCGGATAGAAAAAAACATTTACTTATTAGAAAACAGTATGGCAATAAACACGACATTCGCTTTGTGTTCAGCAATGCAAAAGCAAAAATATACAAGGGATCAAAAACAACCTATGCCGATTGGTGCGTCAAGTATGGCTTTAAATTTTTTAACAAAACAATTCCGATGAAATGGATCAAGGAGAAGCATGGCACTCATCGTTCTTAATGGATTAATTTTATTGGTGTTAGTTTTCATAGCTCTAATGATTTATGCCATTGGAGATAGGTTGAAATGAAAAAACACATTAAAATTTATAATGATTTCTGGTTGCCAGAATTAACCATAGCACAAACTTTTCAATGCACAGCTTGTGGTCAATGGTTAGGCACAGACATTCATCATATTCAAAATAAAGGTATGGGAGGCAGTAAATTTAAAGATTTTATTGAAAATCTCATTTGCCTTTGTCGTTCCTGTCATAATCGCTGCCACTCCGATAAAAGATACAACAAAGAAGCAAGAATTAAAAATTTAAGATTAATAGCCGATAAACTGGAGAGTGAACTAGATGAGTCTTGATAATACTTTAAACAGGTACGATCCTCACAAGATTGCTGAAACAAAAATGACAGCTTTGAAAAATCACAAAGAAGCTAAAAGAATGTTTAAAAAATTAACAAGAATGCTAGACAAAAAATTAGATAGTAAATTTTTACATTATCGTTTTCTGACCAATGAAAAACACGCAGTAAAAGATGCTGAAGCTAAAGCAAACATAGATCCAGAAGTACAAGCAATTGAAATTGAATTAGATAAAGCTGAAGAGCTAATGGATGATATGTATTGTGAGCTTGATCGCATAATAACAAAAATTGAACAAATGGCAGATGCCAATGCAACTGCGAGAGCTGAGATGCGCTTGGGAAGTTTGACTCCTTAATGAATAATATAATTGAATTATCCAAAAGCGAAGGTTTTCAAGCTAGTCTTGTAGGTATTCAAAGAAATATTGAAGCAATTTTAGATGGAAGAAAAACATCATTCGGATCAGATAAAACTTGGACTATTCATATTGAGGGAGCTTGTGGAGAATTAGCTGTAAGTAAGTATATGAATTTATATTGGGGGGGAAGTGTTAATACTTTTAAATCCGATGGAGATTTATGCAATGGATGGGAAGTAAGAACACGATCAAAAGATGATTGGGATTTAATTATTAGAAACAATGATCCAGAGGATAGAATTTATATTTTAGTAACAGGTCTATTTCCTAGATACTCTGTTAGAGGTTGGATTAAAGGAGAACAAGGGAAACAAAATCAATTCTATAAAAATCATGGAAATTATGGATATGCTTGGTTTGTTCCTCAAAACTATTTACAGCCAATGAAAAATCTAAAAGGAAATTTTAATGAGTAAGAAAATAATTAAGATTGAACAGATAGACAAGGGAGGAGAGAATGAAAATGAAGTACAAGTTGATAAGCTATGGGAATTGCATTTTGAAAATCAAATCAATCCTCGCAAGTTGGACTACACACAAGTTCTGCACTACCTGACAAAAGGAACAAGTCCTCCTAAAAGTGTCTATTCATTTAAAAGATGGGAAACG